CCAATTCCCGGTTTCTGGTACCACAACGGGAGAAATAAAAGCTGATAGAACGGCTGGTACAATCCCCGCAAGCGGCAGTGTAAGATTTTATCTTAAAATGTTTAATGCAAAACATGGGCTAACCTTACCAAGAGATATGACATTAAACGTTCAGGCAGTCTCCCAGTCTTGGGCGCAGGGCACGGGCCTTGACATGGAGAATTATACCGATATAGGGGTAGCGAACTGGGTCTCAGGGAACCTCTCGGGCTCTGTTGGCGCCCCGGCCTCCGGGTTAGGCGGATGGGATGGAGCCTGGGGGACTTCTAGCATGGATCAAACCACGGGGTATGTGCCGGGTGGAACGTACCATACGGCCGCATATAGCGCTGGTAGCGACGGAATGCCCATGTATACGGAGACCTTTACTACGGGGGATGAGGACTTAGAGGTGGATGTGACTGCCGCTGTTGAAGAGTGGGTGGCAGGAACCTATTTAAATTATGGATTTGGTGTTTATCTTACGGCCTCGCAAGAAGCATACTCGGTGGGAGATGGAACAAATGTCCCAAGGAATTTAAGCGGATCAAGCGATTCATACTACACAAAGAAATTCTTTTCTAAGACAAGCGACTTTTTCTTTAAAAGGCCAGTCCTCGAAGCGAGATGGGACTCCTCGGACCAAGACGACCGAGGATCCTTTTACATGAGTAGCTCGCTAGCAACGGCGACGGACAACCTTAATACTTTATTCTTATATAACTATGTCAAAGGACAGTTAAAAAATATTCCTGAAGTTGGCGAGACAGGGTCAATTATGGTTGCTCTATACTCTGGTTCGGCGACCGACACCGAGCCATCAGGTTCTAAAATGATACTCAGCGCGGGAGGAAACGTCGGGGCTAGCCTTTTGTATGCGACAGGCGGCTACCATGACACTGGCATCTATACGGCCTCCTTGGCTTTCACGGGATCCTCAACCTTGGAAACAATTTATGATGTTTGGGCTACTGGCACCTGGGATAACCATGAAATAACACAATTCTTTACGGGCACTATAACCCCGGTGGGCTTGACTGGATCAACAAACTATCCAATTAGGGAATACATAACAAATATAACAAATTTAAAAGCAGCTTATACTAATAAAGAGAATCCACGACTTAGATTGTTTGTTAGAGAAAGCGATTGGAATCCAAATATCTATACCAAGGCTTCTACAATGCCGAATACGGAAGTAATCGAAGAGGCACATTATAAAGTTATAAGAGCCGTCGATGGACTAGAAGTCGTCCCTTACAATACGGCGAGCACGATGGCAACAAAACTATCTTATGATTCTGATGGAAATTATTTTGACCTCGATATGAGCATGCTCGATACCGATTACATGTATAATCTTCGAGTTGCGTATAACATAAATGGCGATTATCAAGAGCAGCCGGAAATTTTTAGATTTAGAGTCGAAGAGAAATGAGCTTAAAAGATCTGTTTAAAAAAGATAAGTTTAGTCAAATCTTGACTAAAAAAAGTAGTAAAGATTTAGAACAAGAAGTTGAATCCGCTGCTTATATACCAACTTATCTAAATAAGGCTAAAAAGATATTGCCTCAAATAGACTACTCTGATCCTAAAAACTTTGCTCGTTATGGATCGGCTGCTCGTTATTACCAAGATTCTATCGAGAGGATCTACAGGGAATACCCATATGATGGCTCCTTGAGAGAAAAAATGGAGTGGGACCAAACGTCCCTTTTAATCGATAAGTATATTTTTGAAAATCATTATCCTAGAACAAATGGATATATTAACTTTCTAGGGACTGGTTCACTAGGAGGGCGAGCGGGGAGCTTTGAAAAATTTACACATCCATATGCTTACAACGATTATGCACAATATATTTTCCTAAAAGGCGGCCCGCATCCGAGCAAAATTCGAGGAGAAGAGACATTAAGTGGAGACCTAAAGAGCACCGGATCCGCAAATACGCTCCCAAACTATTATGATTCTAATACCAATCGAACATCAAATCTTGAATTTAACGGAACGGACGGTGTTACGGTTGAGTTCTGGCTTAGAAAAGATTCTTATGTGACAGGAGCGGAGTCTCCTACTCAAGTAGTGTTTGATCTGTGGAATAGCGGTTCGTGGACAAAGCTGACAGGATCAACCATAGCCGCCACCTTGACTGCCGGGACGGGAGATTACTTCGATTCTAGTAAAACCCTTACAACTGATACGGGCTCGGTAGATATATTAAGGGCGGTCGGACAAACCATAAACGGTAGCTTCACATTAACAGCCCCGGAGCCCTTTGATATAAACTTTACTATTGTTGAAAAATCCTCGTTCGGTTGGAGCGGTGGAAGCCCTGGGAGTAACGAAATATGGATTAAAACACAATCCACCGACGATGATTTTAGTAACGTAATGGCGGAGGTCATTAACGGGGGTCCATCTACAGAATCGAACAACCAAATTAAATTCGGAACCAACGCACAGGCTTACTCGGGTTCGGGGGTCCCCAATCTCATTGCATACGACGGAAATACTGTCGGATCTTATAGATATTATAGTTTAAGATTGGCCACTGACAACCCAGGGTATGGGCGCCTTAGAATCGCCACTTGTGTTTCTCCAATCACCTCGGGCTCATCTTTTTACGTTACTCTGATGTCGGGTTCTGGTTTGAACACTTCTGGTGCTTTTGACCCCCAACCATCACAATTGGGAGGCGAAACCACAATTGCACTTGGCTCTGACGTGCCAATCACCAGTTCAGCGTGGCACCACTACGCGTTTAGCTTCGCTAACACGGGGAGTAACACTCGCGCTAGGCTTTATGTTGACGGAGCCCTAAACGAAGAGGTAATAACTGGATCTTCCGTGTCTTCCATAACAGGGACGATGATAGCGCAAATAGGTTCTTTAATTACGTCACCATCGGGGTCACCGGATGTGCCATTGAGCCCCGATTATCGTGGATACGGAGCCTTAAGTGGTGCGCTCGATGAGTTCCGCTTTTGGAGAAAAGAGAGAACATCGGAGCAAATTGGTAGATATTGGAAACGGCAGATCGGGGGTGGTACAAACACTGATGATATCAAATACTATTATAGTGGGTCAACTGCGGATGGGAATGCAGTAGACCTGGGTGTCTATTACAAATTCAACGAAGGAATAACACAAACCGCCAGCGTAGATTCAATGGTCCTTGATTATTCGGGTAGAATAACTAATGGCACATGGACAGGGTACGTTAATACAGATTCCACCGGGAGCGCGTTACCGATTGACATGAGGTCCACTAGTTCTGCGATTGTAGAGTCGAGCGCGTCCAGCGCAGAATTCAAAGACCCAATAATCTATGAACGACATCCAGACGTACAAGCACTGATAGAGACCAAAATAAAAGAAGGGATCAACCACGACCATAGCAATAATGCCTCTATCTACCATTCGCTACCAGCTTGGATTACAGAGGAAGCAGAAGAAACCCCTGCTCTTAAACATCTAACACAAATTATGGCTAGCTACTTTGATGAATTACATATCATGATTAGTGAAGTCAACAAGATTAAAGATGTCAGGTACACCTCGGGGTCCCTATCGGATTCGAATAAAGAAATGCCAATTGCAAAAGATCTATTAGAAGGAGTCGGATTCGACATTTCGGAGATATTTGTAGATGCCGAGATAGTTGAAAAATTCTTACAGATGAGTAATGACAAGACGCATTCTCAAAGTTTAGATGATATTAAAAATCTAATTTATAAGAACATTTATAATAATCTTCTTACAATAATGAAATCGAAAGGGACTATAAAGTCTCTTAGAAATCTTATGCATTGTTTTGGTGTTGACCAAGACCTGATAAAAATTAATACATTTGCCAATAATATTACATTTGCCATTGACGATGAATACTATGATTCAACAGTAAAGAAGACTTTCCTTGATTTTAGCTCTGTAGATGCGGGCGCTGCCACTGTTTATCAACAGACCGGGACGGTAGCCGCTTCTTTCGTTGCTGGAACGGGAGATTACTTTAATTCTATTAAAACTCTTACAACCGATACGGGATCGGCATATATGCTGAGAGCGGTCGGGCAAACACCAGATGGAGGTTTCACACTAACCGTCCCACAACCCTATAATATAAACTTCACTATTGTTGAAAAGGAGGCCGGCCCGTGGGCTGCGTCAGATCCAACTACTAACGAGATATGGATTAAAGAACAAGCCACCGACGACGAATTTAGTGACGTGATGGCGGAGGTCATTAACGGTGGCCCCTTCGATGCCACACCGACCCAAATTAAATTCGGGGCCAACGCGCAGGCATACTCAGGCTCGGGGGTCCCCAATCTCACTGCATACGATGGGGTTACACTCGGACCCTATAGATTTTATAGTTTAAAACTAGAATCACATCCAATGCTCCCGTTCCTGTCAGCCTCCAATATCCCTACGATGCAGCAAGAGGCGAACGGGCTTGGCTCTACGTTCGAAAGTAACGTTCTTTTCCCGTACATTCCAGAACCGGATACAGTGCAATTTAAGGGTAATTATCCGTTGACGTCTTCTATTTTCGGAGCGCATTCGGCTAGACCAGATTCTCCAACTGATACCACTTGGGCACATAACGCTGCTGGGGACGATTGGGCGTTTGGAGTACGTTCAGTAAAGAGTGTAAAAGACGGGAGACACGCACATTTTCAGCTATCCAGTTCTTTGCTGGCTAGCGGAAAACTAGAGACTGATGTTTTTTATGACGTCTACGATAATTCTAATTGGACTTTTGCAGTCAAGATTGCCCCAACAAAATATCCACAAGCTACTCTCGACAATAGAACTGTTGTCACCGCCGATACATACATGGTTGAGTTCTATGGAATCAACAACATACAAGACATAGTAAAGAATGAATTCCACGTTTCGGAGTCGGTTAGTAACGCGCACGGCAGAGGATTTATGTCCGCTGCAAAACGACTTTTTGCTGGGGCGAGTAGAACTAATTTTACAGGTACTGTTAGTGTTCCCTCGGATGTAAAGATCGCCTCCGTAAAGGCTTGGATGTCTCATCTTAACAATGAGGAGATCAAAGCTCATGCTTTGGATAGCAATAATTACGGAGTAAGTCAGCCTGCGAACAATGCGTTTGTTTTCCAAACAGGCTCTGCATCTCCTAGTGGCTCAACAAACGTCTTCATCCCGAAAATTAAAACCCTTGCTCTTGATTGGGATTTCGAGCTTATCACTGGTTCTAATTCTTCGGGTGAGATAGAAGTATACGATATCACTTCTGGATCTATCGATAACAAAAAGGATTATGGATGGCTTGGAAATGTAATTAATGTCACGAACGGTGCCGCTGGGTATGGATTCCCGGCCACGACGTCTTCGTTTGTTTCAGTAGAATACCTAGAAGACTCAAGGAAACAACTCCCGGAAGTACTGTATTCGGAAGATATGATATCAATTTTAAATTTTGACGATGACAATTTCTATAGAGATCAAAAGCCAATAACGTTTTTTACTTCCATAGAAAAGAACATGTATCAAGGTTTAACAGAACAGATATTGAACTTCTTTTCCTCAATTAGGGACTACGGTGCTTTAATAGGTCGGTATGAAGAGAGATATAGGCAAGATTACAAGAGACTTTCATTTTTAAAGCAAATCTTCTTTGAGAGATTAGGCAACACTCCTGACATAGAAAAATTTATTGATTACTATAAATGGGTAGACCAGTCGTTGGGTACTATGATTATGAATCTGGTTCCTGCTTCCGCAAATATTAATAAGGGAATCAAAACTGTTATTGAGAGTCACGCCCTTGAAAGAAATAAATATAGGAATAAATTTCCTACCATCGACTCCAAATTTACAGAGCCGGAGTCGTCAGGACAACTTCAGCCGAATATAGATTTTACTCAGAACGATGGTGGTATTACAATTTTGGATACGCGGATGGAGCCATACGAAGGGTTCCATCCAAAACCAAATCCGTTTTTGGCAGGCCCTCTGGTGCTCTCCCCTCCTAGCACAGATCAAGATTATCATATTCTTTGGTGGAAAAATAAAGTTGATAAAACGAAGTATGCTAAGACGGGCAATCCTATTGTTGATGTTGCTAGACAAAAATTATTTAAAGTTTACCAAAGTAGTAATCAAGACCTTCAGAGCAAGCCGTTTGTGTTTAGTACGAGCATGACAACAAAACAAATTGGCGGCGGCGTTAAAATGCCCGCAGGCAAGAAAGGGATGCTTGCCGTACCAAGCCTATTACATTTTGGTTCAAACAAGCAAATTATAGTAAAGAGTACAAATATCTCTGATATGAGAAAAGTATACATAGAAGAGATCATTCCTACCGAATTATTAAAAAAGAAAAAGATAATAGAAGTTAATATTGAGAATACCCCCGATTCCTATATCGCTAGTGGCAGCGAAATGTTGTTGCCATTTATGCTCTATAGTGCAAGTTCTGAACATGATAGCGGAAAGCCCCTAGGCGGTTACCTATCTTTATTTAATACTGCATTACCGGGAACTCAAATTAGTTTTGGCAATGATATTTCCAACAACGAACTGGAGTCTCCGCTACAGAGCGTGTTTACAGAGAGATTTGTCGGGGGGCGCCAATATAAAAATGTTGGTTTAAACAAGCCTGATCAATCTAATAATTTAGATGATGCCTATTCAAGAGCCGAAGGGTACAATTTAGTAACGACTGCGGGGCAAATTACGATAGTTCCGGTGGATAGTGTCAATATCCACTTTGCGAGAGGAACAAGGACCAGACTGCCAGGAGCGAAAAGAGCCGTTAATATTAGAAATATTTCGTTTTACCAACATAGTGGCTCCGCCATAAGTGGTAATTTAAACTTCACAAATCCCACAACGACCATGGGCAATTTCGAAAGAAATTATGAAGTTGTTATGACAACTGGCCGAGACATAAATAATATGTGGTTTATTTCTGGCTCTACTGGAGGAGGGGGGGCCAACAGTCAATATGCGGAGAACTTTAATTTAACAGGCGACTTAGATTTTGCACTTCCCGATAGATCCACGGGATCAAATAAAACAGTCATAGCAGAAAGATTCTCTGCCCCCGGCGGAAAAGAAGTGCTTAGTAAAGGATTTCTAGACCCCGCGTCAGAGACGTATTCTGTATACAATCAATTAAACTATAGGAATTCGTTTGTTAGAACGAGGCTTGGGGCCAGCGGCAGCGCCCATTCCCTTGCATACGGGATAACGACAGGAAGTACAGTCTCCGGAGATGCCTATTCACAATCCAACTTTTTGCTTGCTTCTTCCCACAAGACAAACAGAAACTCAAGAAGAACAATATTTGTTACTGGTGCTAATTATGGTTTACCACCTATAAATCTTAGCGTAGGGTCTGGATCAATTAATGATAATGATAACGTAACACACCAAATACCGCAAAGCGATAGAAACTACAACTGGATTACATCCTCGATGTTAGATATTAATGGCGCTCCTTATGGATTTGCCAGTTCTAGGGGCTATGTTTCTAGCTCTTTAGGAGAGGTTTCTGATTTTACTTTCTTGAGTGCAAGTGAAATTTCTATTAGTAGTCATGTTGTAGACTTCGTTGGTCTTAATACTTTGATCAACGCTCCTCTTCTAACGGGAAGCAACACTGTAAGTGCTGCATCTCTAAATACATCTATTGCTTCATTGAGTTCTACGAACCTCCTGAATGCATTGTTGCTTCATCAAAACGGACCTTATGGATTCGTTAGTTGGCAACAAATTGGAAATTCAAAGAGTCCGCTAGTGAGGGACATGGTTAAAAATAATCGTATTTCTACTTTCACGGCAGAAAATGATTTCTTTGCCAAGTCACAATACAAATGGTCGGGCGCTTCTGGAAAAGAAAAAGTTAAGCATAATAGTTCGACAAATGTTAGAGGGCTTAGTTCTTTTACGGAGCCTCCGGTAATTAGCAGATTCAGACCAGTAATCCATAGGGTAACTACAAAAGATTATGATGGTGAAGAGGCGCAGTTTGATATCAAACATACATATGGAAATAATCTATCCAAGTTTGCTTCTACAGATTTGAACAACGCTTTAGCCACAGAACAAAATGCGGCTAAGCAAGTATACGATAAACTGTATGAAGTTTATACAAATAAAGATCTTGGAGATGAAAACCCTATTTCGGGGCTCGTCTCTTTGAATTATAGTGAAAATATTTATCCAAAATCTAATAATGCATATTTGGCAAAATCCCGTATGCGTCAAAATTATACGGAACAGTCAGGGACTGGTGATAATGGATTTGATCGTAGAGACCACCGTACATTTTGGAGAGACAGTCTTCACGCTAGAGATAGGACAGCCGGGGCCGCCGTAAATTCGCAGAACTATACAATTTATAATAACAAGAATAGCGCTTTAAGTGTATGGCCTCTGGACGCCGGTCTGGCAGACTATTCATCCGGGCTGACACAATACGGTCCCGTCCTAGATTTGACTCTGGTGCCGGGAGCGGTTGGTGAACTAGTACAATACCCATATACAACACCTTTGGATGGGCCGTCTGGATTTACAAGCGGAACTGGGTCTTATGGATATCACTATTCCGCGTCTGCGTGCTTTTATAGGAGACCCTATAACCAACACTTTTCTACAAACCCCACTCCGGAGAATCTCGTCTTTGCCCTTCCCTACTATACAACCGCTTTCTCCGCAAGTAAAAGCCCTTGGTTTGATTCTTATGAGGATTACTCGGAGGATATTAGGAGAATTGCAAAAGAATACACGATCATACCGGAGTTTAGAATTTCCGACCACATGGATTTTTATCTAAACAATCAGGACGCATCGTTTATCGGTAAAAATAATAAGCTTTTTAGTTTAGATGGAGCAGCATTCACATCTAGTGCGGAAGGAGAGTTTGCGGACTTTAATGAAAACTTTTTTAACACTTACTCTCACTCTGAGTTTATGAAGTATTTCGATGTCATTCAAGACAATCATGTTGGGGAAAAGATAGGGAAAGATTCAAGAATTAAAATGACATGCAGGGGCGTAAAAAAATTATTGCCATATAATGGGTTCTACCCTGCCACTAGGACGGCGCAGCTTGCGTCGCTTATGTCCCAGTCCATTGGACCCTATTTGAGCGGGTCCAATGAGAACACCAATGACCCAAGTTCGGAAAGATTGAATTCTATGCTTAGATGGTCTTTTGCTCCTGGTATTATGTTCAATAGTATTAAATCTGGCATAGCTGTGGATTTCCCTTGTTTTACCGACCGTCCGACAGGTTCACATGATAGTGTTTATAAAATTGGCTATAATACCCACCCATCATACAGGATGCCATTTGAATCGCTAATTGATGTTACCAAACACGTACCGCCTACGATTACTTTTAAAGATAATTTCGAGGATACAATTATCACACAAACAGATGTTTATCTTGCCGAGCCAACTGCAACATCATCTTATGCATATTTTAATTGGATGGACCTTCAAAAGAAGCCAAATTTTGAATTAGCAATGCATAACTTCTTTGCGGAGTCGGTTAAATTCTTTATAAAAGATGAATCTTTAACAAATTTCTTTTCTGCTCCCGAAAGCAAATTCAAAACAATGAAGGCGGGCGAAGTTTACGATATGAAAGTGAACATGTATAAAACTAATGATTTTATTATGTCGGAGGGTGCTCATGGTACCGGCGGCTCGGGCAGATTTAGGAACAGAGGAAGTATATATGGACCTCCCATCTCTAGCACATACGCCGATAGTGTCACTACGAATTTACGACAGTTCGACGACCCAGCCTACGCGCCGTACACACCTCCTTATTTTTATGGCCTATCTCAAGCGACATTAACTTTTAATGCATTGGAGACTAAAAAATATACGTTAGCGGAGATATTTGCGGGCCTAACGGCTTCATATGACAACACGTCACCGGGGCTTAGCCAAACCACTTATTCGGATGCTGCATCAAAAGCTGCAATGCAACTAAGCTCTTCAATGAATATTTTTGGAAGGACAAGAGTGAAAAAAGTAAATTATTCAACTGGTCTCGGTCCATCTGGTGATTTCTTGCCAATTTCTTTTGAAGACTCTGCTGATTCGGCTTTTGATGTATGGTCAATAGGTACAAAATGGGAATGCCCGGCTTTTAATCTAAGTGGAACGGTGGATCATTCTAAATATCCTTGTAGCGTGTGGGCCGGCTATGGACAAATACCCGGAGCCGGATCCGGTATAAAAATAGGAGTGTCAAATGGTAGCAACAATGCTTTATTAGATGTGGTCGGATTTACGAGCACTACGAAGAAAATTAGTGAAATAGCCGAAAGTAAAAATATCTCCGAAGCTATCGTTGCTATTCCTTTTGTAGACAATAAAAAATTAGTTTCTTTGGAAACGACTCAATACATCGGAAAATCTTTTTTCAAAATTGATAAAAAAACATATGACTACCAAATTAAACTTAAGAACAAAAGCGGCATTGCTGTAGAAAAGGCAAACACAGGGGACGGAGCAGACAATCTACAGCAGACTAGCATCACGGACATGTATGAAAAGATGCAAAAATATGTAATTCCTCCGCAATTGGATTTCACTGACGGGGATTTAAATACGGATCCATTTGTTATGTATATCTTTGAATTTGACCACAACCTGGACCAGCAGGACCTGTCAGATATTTGGCAAGGAGTCATGCCTAAGATATCTGTAACGGCGGAAAAACAGGATGTAACGATTGAACATGTAATGGACAAGCATGAATTCTTCGGTGGTAACTCACTGCCCCCCGAAACGAGATGGATGGTTTTCAAGGTTAAGAGAAGGGCAGAAAATAATTATTTCAAGATTACCGCCGACTCTAAGGATGACGATCGATTCCAGTTCCTCTTTAAGTCGTCGGAAAAAGATTTCAAGCATAGTTATAATTGGCCATACGATTTCTTCTCATTGGTCGAGTTGGGGCGAATAGAAGCAGGCGTGGAAATTGAAGGAGCCGAGAAAGAATGACATTCTTCAACAGAAAAGAAGAAGTTATAGATATTGAGCTAACTCAATATGGCAAACTGCTTTTGGCAAAAGGAATGTTCAAACCAAAAAAATACGCCTTCTTTGATGATGACGTTATTTATGACGCTCAATATATGACTCCAACTGACGCTACAAGCGTTTCCAACCCGATTGCGGAGAACCAGAACGATGCGTCTACAAGGATCAAGGAATCAGTTCGGAGCAGAGCACAGTATGATTATGGGGACACTTACAGCCTCGCAGAAATCGAGGAGGGGGAACAAAGTGTTCTAATGAGTGTATCGGTAAAGAATCACGTAGGATTCGAAACATTTGAAACGATCGAAGTCCTCCAGGCAGCCACCGTTGAATATAAATACATTAACTATAAGCAGAACTTTCCAAATATAAAAGACTGGATACCTTGGATGCTCGCGGAAATAGGGTCAAAAATAAAAGGGGGGAAGTCCTTCTATTCAGAACTCGGAGGTGGCAACAACACCGACGTCGGCGCCGTCGTACCTAATTCAACTGAATTTAAAGTAGAGGTAAAAGGAGAGCCCAAATGGAGCAATGAACTACAAAAATGGGTGGGAACGGACCCCATAATTACTGTTATAAAGTATTATTCTATGGTGTCGGGAGTCAAATCTTTCCCTGTTTACGAAACAAACTTTGAGTCTACGGAATTTGGGAAAGGCAGAAGAGAATTCGATCATGATATATATTATGAAGGTATGCCACTTGGCTCGGCAGAGTTAAAAAATCAAAAACTACCTGCATGGAATATTCTGTCTCTTAACCAAAAAGAGCTAGGCCTTAGATCGCTGACCTTAGATTTAATGGCGGCACCCCCAGGCAACAAGGAATTGGACGACTTCAATACAAAATATTATACATATGGCAATTTGCCAATCCCACAAATTAGCTCGGATATAAAAATTAGAACTTTACTAGATGATTCAAAGACCATCAATGATCTTGAGGAAGATATTGTGGAAAGTCAAGCCATTATGGATGGTCTCACATTGAGAGTTAAAAACGATTATCTTCTATTGGTGATCGATGAAAAAAATACGTACTTTGAAAATGAAAATTTCTCTATTGAAGTTTTTGAAATGGAAAATAATACAAAGCTAGCTAGTGCCACTTTTATAGTAAGCGGAGTAGGGAGTTTGTCGAATGGACAAACTATTAAATTTACTACCTGGGACGGGTCGATATACAACGCCTTAACTGATAGTTCTGTTGCCAAAGCGGATTCCACTAAAACTATCATAGGCACAAGTGATGTTTCGACCAATACACATTTGGCGGAGGCCATTAGTAACAGCATAAAGAGTTTTAATCTTAGCCTCGTCAACGCGGTCGCTGGGGTAACAACAAATTTTAATGCTATACCATCCACTAGCAATGAACAATTTATAATAGATCAGGCTGTATTTATTGAAGTAGTAACAAAGGACACGGCAGTACAAGGGACTTTGTTCACGGCGAATGTTCTTACGTCTTTGGTTAACTGGGAGGAAGGTCAAACTTCTAAAACGTTGAAGAGACTTTATTTTACTGAGGATCCAAGCACCAAGGGATCCTCAATATTGTATAGCCCGAAAGAAGCACAAGAAATTTCTTCTATCCCCGTAAGCGAAACACATGTTGGATATTATATGAACGTCTTCGTTGATGAGGAAATTGATAGTGAACTTTTCCGTAAATACCAAGATCGGCTGAAGAATCTCCGTAACGATAAACTTTTAACACCGAAAGGCTCTACAAAATCAAATATCATTGATATTTATGGGGATGACGCGGAAGATGTAGGAGAGATTTGCTAATGGCTATAATGAGTTCAATGGGCACCGGGCCTTTCCCAGAGTTTGGAGCTAAAAGTATAGAACTATTTTCTATCGGACAACAGTTGAAAGTAAAATTAACAGTGGTCTTAAAAGAAAGGGGAGATAAATATGTAAAATGGTTTACAAAATCTTCTAAAAAAAATCTGTACTTGAAGATTATACAAACAACAGATGTTGACGCGGCCTCCACTGTACTAACAGAGAAAACAATAGTCAGCACGAAAGAGCTAAAGACTCAGGACACGAAGACGAAGAAAGAAAAGATAATCAACATACAGGCCGCTTTGTCTGAAATGGGATTAAAGTTCAATACGGCGCAACTGCAGAAGTTCTTTGTTAGACAAGATATCGGCGGTAAATTATACGAGATACCATTAGAATTTGAGTTTATGGTGGACGGGCTTAATCCTTCAAATTTACAATATTTTTTCATTCCTAAAATAGTGGGTTCTCTTTACCAAAATAGCGAACCCGGTATACTTGCCATGTCTAAAAAAATTAATCCTCTTATAAAGAGAGAGGTTGTTTTAGAGGAGGGAAAGATCCCGGCCACCTCTAAAGCATATCTATTAACAAACGGAGGCACAAATTCGGTATGGACAGGAGCAGTTCACTTTATGAATAGTGAAGCGGGCGTCATGGCTGGTGTGTCTCATACAAAAAGTAGTCAATATTTAAGTGTGGGGACTGTTACTAATTTAAAGATAAAAGATTATAGGGTGCTTAAACAAATGAGTAATATATCTTTTTCAAAACCAATCCTTGCTAGTGCGGAATTTAAACCTTCGATATTTTCGGAAATTTATCTTTCAAGAACATATTACGATACTACGACTGGGTGCTTTTCAGTTAATATAAATAATTTGCTTAAAAAATATATATCCTTCTCGAATCACTTTAATGATAATGGAATAGATTTAAAAGATTTTGCTCTTTTCAAAACTTTGAGGTTAATGAGAAGAAAAGTTGAAATAGCAAATGGTGAAGTAACTCCTGTTGGGAAGCACATAGTTGTAAGGGAGTTTAAAAACCCAGACCAGGCGATGGCAGGAGGAAACTCCGACAATAAATTCTCGACTATTAATAATATTTTTGATGATATGAAATCTAATAAACTTATAAAGACTTTTGATTTTCACGATGAGTTTGAGCAGGCAGAAGGAAGCTTCTATCAATATGGGATAGAAGGATCTATTATAGATTTGACTTCCAATAAAATAGGGGGAATGATAAAGAAGCTATCAAAACGCATACAAGAATTGAAAAAACTAAAGATAGATGCTCAAAAAAATTACAATTACAATTCTAAATGTTATAACTTTAAATACATTAATTTGAACTCTTCTAATAAAGTTCTTTCTGCTGCGGTAAAAGATCTTCTCGTGACTCTTACGCTTGGGACCGGTCCGTTGGATATCAAGAGAACTGCTAGATTTTTTTATAATACATGTTCTTCCGTTTCCGGAAGTCCGGATGGTATCGAGAAATTAATCAACATCCTGATGCAGATCTCCTCTAAACTTCAAAATTTCACAAAACAATACAAATCTAAAAAACCGGGGGTATCCGCAGGATTTCCTCAAAAGTCTAACAAGAAAGCTCCGAAGAATATAAAAGAAATTAAATTTATGCATTACTTTAAAGATGTGGTTGCATCGGATTCAACTTATTATGGATATGAATATCTATCTTCTGGAAAAAAGTTGTCTAATGTTGTAGGGGAAACAGGTGTCGCCCCAATAAATTATTTACCAAGTAGACTTGTTAAGAGAAACGAGTTTTTAAATAGAGTTAATCTAGAGACAGAGAAATACTTTATTTCGGATACCGCCAACAATGCTAACGATTTTTCTAACGCATTAGTCCCGATTGCCGGTGGAGGGTCGCTTAATCCGAATGACTCCGTGGAGGGCACGAAGTATGCGTTTCTAACACCCGCAGTCATCAAGATGGCACAAATAAAAGTAAAACAGAAAGAGACCCCCGGTGGAGAAAAGAAACAGTTAGCTCTTATTTTTAATTCTTATGACGACAAACCGATCTTTGATAATCTAAATATTGATATTTCAAAAATTGACACTGACGCCTATAACGACGTGATTTCAAAAATTGTAAAATACAATAAAATAAAAAAGATCCTTTCTGAGAAGGGATCAAATCAAAAACAATGTATAGATGCATCTATAAAAGAATTCTTTGGTGACGAAGGGGTCACGATAACAGCTTCTCAAAAAAGCGAAAAAAAGAATTTTGCTATAACCAAGTCGGAGTCTAAAAAAGAGAAGGGCGTTGGACTTATAAAGAAAAATCTTTTGAAGAAACCCAAAATCAAAAATTCTTTATTTATGTTTTCTATAGCTGCGAATTCTTATTTAGATTATAACAAAGACAATATGTCATTATATGATATCAATAGTCCCGCTTCTGCCATTTCCAAGCCTAAATTTGCACCGGATCCCTCAAAGGAGCAGGTTACGAAAGCCATCAAAATACTACCCAACCAGACGAAATCTCTAATGTTTAATATGATGAACTCTGGTTTGGTGAAAAAAACTAATCTAGGGAACATTGATAGTTCTTTGAATAGTGCTAAGAATTTTGGTGCTTATTATATGAATTACAAAAATTTAGTTATAATTGAATATCTATCTGGCTATGAACTAGATAACACCGGCAATCCGAATCCTAAAAAAGGGATATGGAAAGCGCTTGACCTGGCTAGGATGTCAAATGGAAAAATCCAAAACACACTATGCAGGATGAATAGATATGAGTTGAAGAATTTTAATATCAAAAAAACTAATCTATTAGAGCTTCCTATTTATGATAAGTACTTTAAAATTGTTAATGAAAACTTTAGCCAAACACAGCAGCTTAAGGGGTTACAGACAGTATCACCCCAACAGGAAGAGATAATGAATAATATTGAAAAAGCATTAAACCCAAATAGTGGTGATTTACTTGGTGGAAATGTTAAGATAATGCCAGAGGACACCTCCACATTATAGGATTACATGAATGATATTACCAAATATATCTAAGAATACTTGTTATTATAATATACAATCTATAGGCATCGTTAGCCGGGATCCGATGAGGAGAGAGTTCTCTTCTTACTATACTAGTCCCGGAATCGGTATCGGAGAAATTCAAGAAATTGATCTGCCGCCACTTGATGGCAATAACGAACCTTCGGATATTATAGGTGCTTATACGGAGAAGTTTGTACAAAAAAATGGGGAATATGTAGAAGATGCAAATTCTAATACTACCTATGAAGTCCCAACTTTATTCAATTTAACGACAGTTTTATGGAATTTCTCTGATTATACAGAAAACACAAGCACCTTCCCAGGAGACGACTTTAACTTTAAGGCTGGGACTATAGAGAACAACGAAGAAACTTTCACCGTAGCCTTAAAACAGGATTTTTGGAGTTATAATATAACAGATGACGGAATAGCGTTTGATACCTCAATGGATCCTGCAGCAGTATATGCATTCCCATTTGTTATGGCGTCCCCGGAGCCATTTGGTTACGGCATGAACATAGGAACAACTCAAAGCTCTGTAGAAGGAGATCAAGCTCCTCTTTCAATGGAGGACGTACTGAAGGCTATAGCTGACGATCCCGAAGGGGCCGCTGGTTTTCTTGCTACATCTAAAGAAAATGCGTCATTTATAGAAGATTATTCGTTTGAATATCCCACTCCTTACTCCAAGGATGCTTTAACAAAGGCAAATATTGATGGCGCCGCGATGGATGCTGATGTTAAGTTTCGGTATCACTACTATCTGAAAGATTACGAAGATGCAGTTAACGCCCTGCCTGATATAAACACAAGCATAGCGGCGATCAAGTTCGGCAAGTATAAGGGCCTGGAGATCGTATTTAAAGATACGGGCGATAGAGTGGAGTTTATATTACCTAATCCTTATGATTATGAATATGCAAATTTTGTTTTAGACAATCCCTACTATTCAAAAGTTACGGCCGGAGGCGGCGACGAAAAATTGAATGCTTTTACTGATACTACAAAAAATGTCATAAATTCGATTCAAGTATTCGAAGCTTTATACGGGGCCGATTATGTAGATTTTACAAGCCTCGCTGGTACGATCTCATTCTCTCTAATTAAAAATGCAACCGTCGTTGATTATTTGAGAGCTTGGTCGAAATGCGTGAAGGGATATCAAACTTTAGGGTTCGAAGATGAGACGTCCAATAAGCCAAGTCAAGTTCGTAAAAATAGAAATAGATTTCTAGCAGAAAGCGCTCATATAGAGGCCGACGGGACACTTCAGACGCCCACGGCGCCCGTGGCCCCGGACTCATTAAACTCACTTCTGAATAATGCTACATTTGATTACTTTAATTTTAATCATCCGGATATTGAGAAATATTTTGGCGATTTAGACTTCACTTTAAGAAATTCGCTTGATATCGGACAAAAAAATACAAAATTATCACAAGGGGGAGCAGCGTTCCCGATGAGCGTAGAGATAAAATTCAAGTACCCCATACTTAGCTTGTTTCACCCGTTGGCGCAGAGGACAAAGGAGTGGCTACCCGATAAAGTTACGAACAATGCTGCGTTTGGAGGTGCGCTTACGCTCGAAAAGCATGGCGGATTAATGCAAAAAATTATGGCTATGAATCTTGCAGATCCATTCATGAGGAATGTGGTTAGTGCAATCGACCTCCCAAGTGGTGGCCCGACACCCATTAATGAAGAATCCTCGGATCCGACGATGATGTGGGGGTTCTTGGGGTCGCAGGACCCGAATCCCAATTTTGTAAGACAGGCAAATATTCTTGGCAAAGAAGCATTTGGTTATAGGACGAACAATGTTAACTTACCTTCTGTTTTGTTAGATGATGCTATAGAAAAGATGTACCTCGACATCTCGACCTCGGATTCTGATGCATCAATCCTTGTTACCGATGCCATGCACCGAAGGTCAAAGACTTTTTTCTCGGATCGGGCGGAAGATTTTTTCTTACCCATGGATATGTTCACGGATGTTGGCCAATTAAGGTTGACCGTTAGAGACCATAAAAAAATCTACGAGGACACCGCAAATAAAAAGAATACGCGCAGAGACTTTAAAAATATTCTAGAGGGAAAGAAGTGCTTTGTTGAAACTTTATTTTTTGGAATTGAAAAATATGAACTTACAAGGAACCATCGAGGCAAACATGACCCTATAAATCGTGGCAGTTCTGTGCAAAGGTTTTTCGTAACACCTCCTCCTCTCACTGGCAACGGCAGCACAGATGAGTATGTGAGGTACGTGGACACCCAAGTTAAATATGGGAAGAAATACACATACCAAACATTTGCATATGTGTTAGTTTACGGTACACAATATCGATGTAATAGAATCCAACAGACGACGGTAGCTGCCGGAGATTGGGAAACTGGTAATTGGATTACTGACGCCCTTCTTAATTCCCTGGGCCTCCCCGTACCTGCATTTGATTTGACATATGAATCAAAACCATCGTATAGGATCTTTAAGATTCGATATTATGGAACCGATTGGGAAGACAAGGGGGGAGTATTCTTCCCAACGCATATCAAAAATAACCCTCCAACCGCTCCGTATATGAATATCGTAGGATATAGGAATGTAAATAATCAAATATTGATTAATATGCAACCAAGCAGCGGAGACGTCTACCAGTTCCCCATCTCAATAAGAGAAGATGAAAACTCTTCTTATGAAACAGACCCTTCCGATATTTATTTTGGCAATGCTCCTTCGGGCATGGTTAGGTTTTCGGCAGACGACAGAATAAAGAAGTATAGAATCTATAGGCTTGATACTGCTCCGCAATCGTATGGAGATTTTAGGGACGCAGTCTCCTTTGAAATAGACACCAGCGTAGGTTCAAGTCTTAAAAACACAATACTCCCGAATACTAGATATTACTATACTGCAAAGGCGATGGATTCCCACGACCAATTCTCTAACCCCACCCCAGTCCTTTCGGTAGAAATAGTGGACGAGAAAGGGTTGATATACCCTGTAATAGAGGAATATGAAATAAAAGTAAAAGATAAAAAGACTAGAAAGAAGAGCGGTAGAAAAGCAATCTATATAGCTCCAAGCCTAGAGCAGATAAAAATAAAGAGCAACGTGGACCCAGAAAACCCCGAGCTAGGTATGCGGGACAGTTCTGTTTTTAGTAAAAGATTCAAAGTGAGATTAACATCTGAAAAAACAAACAAAATGATAGATTTTAATCTTAGATTTAGCCAAATCAATGAAAACAAGAAAATGCTTGATAAGGAAAATTGCTTAATAAAAGATACTTTACCGCGTTATGCGGTTAACAATCCGGAAGAGTATGGTTGGATATTAGATGGTCCTGATTTTGACTTGGCGCTGGCCATTAGTCTCGGAATCGATGAGACCGACGTCGTACCCGAAGACGGCGCCCTCGTCCCCATCGTCCTGGAGACCGACGATGGGCCCGACGCTAAAGCAGAGGGGGACGTCGACGCGAAGGTTTTGGGGAACAAGAAGTTTTTGTTTTAACGGATGATATAGTAGAGTACGTCGATCCTTATTTAACCGATAACAAGTTTATTTTCACATACATAAGGTATAAATTCAATTTAAATGCTAATTATTATGCAAGGAGACAATAGATGGGATTCCTAGACAACTCTGGCGACATTATTCTTGACGCCGTTTTAACTGATACCGGAAGATTTAGGATAGCAAGAGGCGGATTTAAAATTACTAAATTTGCTTTAGGCGATGATGAAATCAACTATCAACTTTTCAGGAACTCGAATCACCCTGATGGAGCCCACCCAAGCGGTAGCGCCTATTATGATTTGCAGATCATGCAAACACCAGTTCTGGAATCATTTACCAACAATACATCTCTTATGCATTCCAAGCTTGTATCATATCAATCCAATGATCTGTTTTACTTGCCGGTGATGAGGCTTAATACGATAGTACAGCCGAACATCCCCAATTCCGCCCACATGAATTCACAGGGATTTATTGTGGGGGTGGACACAGATACGCAAGATTCTATAGTAGCTAAATTTAGTAGTTTAGAAGGCGTTCTCAAAGGGGCAACCCCGGACGGAGCTAAATTTATTAGATTAGACCAAGGTTTAGATACAACCGAGTTACCAGCCACAACGGCACTTGATATGGATTTGAGAGAAGACCAGTACCAGATTCAACTAGATGGTCGCTTAATGCAGCTTATTAGTCCGGATGGGAGCCTTGTTGCTACACCTTCCTTCATTGATGATGATAGCATAGCGAATTACTATTTATCTTCTGGGACTGACACTTCATATGTCACAATTGCTAGCCCGAAGGCTACTGATTCGGGCACAGTGAATGATTATGGTATTTCTGGGCCTCGTGGCTCTATTCTGAGGTTTTCTTTGAAGGCTTCAATTAATCTTAACACATCAACATACTTATACGATTTAGTTGGGAACGCTACTAACCTTACAGTTGGCGGTCAGGAATACAGAGTTATTGACACCACCATTAGGATCATCGGGGTCTCGACAGGCTATAGAATCGATATTCCGATTAAGCTTTTAAAGAAAGCATAAACATATAGAGTAGGAAAAAACTATGGGAACATCCTTTAAAAATATTACGGCAGACGACGTAACTACGACGAGAACGTTGCTACATGAGAACATACCACTTACGGGTACGCTAATATCTGGCACATATGGCGTGGACGCATCATCGACGGCGTTCCCAAATGAACAAAATATTAAAAACTTTTCGCACGGTATGTTTCAATCGGTATACGATTATCCATTTCTAAGCTCTTCTGCGAATCATATTTTTGATATCACAATTGGATACTCGTCCGGGTCCGCAATCGCGGCATCAACGAACACGCAGCACGAAAAGAAACGGAATATCTACAGCCAGATGGCGCAAGTCCTTATGGGCAATGATGTGACCGGGGCAATTCAACTATTCGACGAAGACGGCGACATCACCAGCGGAGGGACGAAGCTCACAAGCTGTATTTTCTTGAATTTTTCTAGACTTCTTACAAAAGATGAAATCAAAAAAGGTGAAACTAGTTTAGCATTTTTGACTGGCGGTCATCTTGTAACTGGTTCTCTAAGCGCGGACAACTTACTTACATTGGTAGATGCAAGCGGCAGCACAGATTATAGAATTAATTCACCCGCAGGCGAGTATGGCATACTTTATAAACAGTATAGTACAACACCATATGGGCTAATTTACTATCAAGCGGGCATTGCAGTGCTCACCTCGTCTGTTTTTGATAATTTAACAGCTTCTGCTGAGAATCCTACATTATATAATGCTTTGATGATGGACACGGCTCCAATAAACTCAGACCTGGGTAACTCTATATTGATTAGTGCAACATCGTCTTTTACTGGGTCCACAATACGCCAGGTGGCCGATCAGATTCGCCACAGAACGCACAATATATCATTCAACAACACTACGGAACTAAACTCTACAATCTATTTCTGTAGGGCGAATCACAATGAGTTCAACTACAGTTCCAATCCCACCTATCTAAGCGCAAGTAAGGTATTTGTCAAAGAGAACAATTTAGACGTTCCTGTTAGTTATACAACCACAGTGGGGATGTACTCTGCTGACAGTGAATTGCTGGCTGTTGCTAAGCTATCCGAGCCTTTAAAAAAGACTCCGAACAATGAGATAACTCTAAAAGTTCGCTTAGATTACTAAACTAGACACAAATACTATTTATATTAAAAGGATTTAAATGTGTCTTATTATAGGTTCGGCAAAGATGATCTGTTTTATTCAAGGCTAAAAACTTTTCCTAAAAATGAGTTTTGGATAACTGGCAGTAATATTTTCTTAAACAATGAACAAAGGTTTAAGGGAAAGTTATATCCGGGTGCGGAAGATTATGGCGGGTTGTCGACCGGAAGCGGTGGGATTATACTCCACCTTGGCAACTCTGCGGACCTTAGCAGCGGCTCTATCAGCTTATATGAAATAAATGTCGACAGGCCGTTTCTCAGCACGGTAACCGCGTCTTTAATCAAGACTGGAGAGTTAGAATCTTTCAAAACAGTTACGACTAGCTCCTTTAACGAATCCGATTATGGCACTATTTTCTCAACACAATATCCCCTGAGCGCGAGCATTTCAATTGATTTTGTTTCTGCAAGCGATGGCTTTGCTGTGGCAGACATCAACGCTATATCTCCGACTGGCAGTGCCGAGTCTGGTTATGAAACGCGCGGATACAAGCAGCTAGCCGCATCAAGCACAACGAGATATGTAGAAGCACTAAGAAATACATTTAACAATTATACTGTCCTTAGCCAACATTACCAGTTCTCCAGCAGCAATGGTGGAGGAACAGGGTGGGAAAAAGATAAACAGGCTATGTGTTTTATAAACATACCTTCTATTTTTTATGGATCATCTATCAACAAAGGAAGCGTTAGCTTAAAATTTTATATCACTGGTACTTTACTTGGAGAGCTAAAAGATGAAAAACAAAATGGAGAACTTGTTCAAGTTGGTCCTTACGGAAGTGGTGGTTCTGGTAGTGTTGCTGGCGTTGTACTATATAACGAAGGATTTATTACTTTAACTGGTAGCTGGGACCCTTCTAACGGTTCTGTTACTAGCTCCTTTCTCGGTCCCGATGCGGATGATAGAGCACCAGCGTGGAAGTATTTTGCACTGCTTGGAGCAACCGGGTCTTCTGTAGGGACTGCGAGCTACCATATGGAGTTTGAAGGGGTCAATTACGTTTCCACAATGACCATGCACGCTCTAGCGCCTAGAGGGGAACTGAACCATTCAAATAATCCGACATTTGCCAAATACAATTTCACATCGGGGAGTTTTAATAGCGGATCGGGAGTCACTACCGGTAGCGTTGCTTTTATACAAAATCCAAATATAGAGTCGGTAGCGATTAATAGTAGCTCTTTCTCAAATTATTCTGCTTCTTATGAGAGTACAACATATATTTCTAAGATTGGGGTCTATGATGACTTTGATAACCTCATTGGAGTCGCTAAATTGGCGACTCCAATACGAAAGCGCGAGAAGGATGACCTCACGTTCAGGCTTAAGCTGGACATTTAACCGTGTTACACTCGTTAGATGATTTTGGGCCTAGACATATCGACTAGTGTTACAGGGGTAGCTCTGCTTAATGATGATGGATCGTATTTCACCACAATCTCTTGGAACACAAAAAAACCAAAAGATCTATTCGAGAAAGCGAAGCTTATCCATAAGTTTGCTACGGAATTGAAGATAGAGCTTGAAGAGAGAAAAATAAAAAAGATTTTTATCGAACAATCTTTAATGTATCTAAGCTCGGGGATGTCGTCTGCGGGAACAATCACGAAGCTAGCCAAGTTTAATGGGATGGTTTCCTGGCTTATTTACCGGGTATTTGAGGTAACACCGGAGTATGTAGGCGTCACCTCTGCTCGAAAAGAATGTGGAATCAAGGTACCTAGAGGACAAAAAGGTAAGGATTGTGTGATGAGGTTTCTCCTTGACAACGAACCTAAGTTCCCAGTAGAGTATACCCGTCACGGCAATCCAAGGCCGGAGGCATTTGATCGCGCGGACGCCTTGATAATCGCCAAGGCTGGGTACACTTCATGTCAGAGAGAAAAAAGCTAAAAATACTAGCCGACATTCTTGGTTCGTTCTACCGATCCGGCTCCGAGTATTTGTTCAGTTGTCCTTCTTGCGACCACCATAAGCGAAAGCTTTCTGTCAACATTAATAAAAACGCGTTCAAGTGCTGGATATGTGACTGGTCTGGTCTGAGCTTATATAGGATTGTAAGAAGGTACGGGACTTTCCCACAAAAGAATGAATGGAAATCGTTCGAGGACACTGTAGACGTGAGCGATTTTTCCAAGGACCTTTTCGGAGAACCGGAGGTTCAGGAGATACGGCAACGCATCAACTTGCCGGAAGAGTTCGCAACGTTGACCTCTTCTAAAACCTATTCGTCTACACCCGCGCGTTCCTATTTAAATGTTCGCGGTATAGGACGAAAGCAAATTCTACATTGGAAGATTGGCTATTGCCAAGAAGGCGAATATAAGAATCGGATTATTCTGCCCTCGTTTGATGCAGAGGGGTATTGTAATTATTTTATTGCCAGGACGTACACGAATGATTATATGAAATATAAGAACCCACCTGTAAGTAAAGATATCATTTTTAATGAGCTTTATCTTGAATGGGATGAGGAGCTTATAATTGTTGAAGGCGCCTTCGATGCAATAAAAGCAGGAAAGAATTCTGTTCCCATCCTGGGGTCAACGCTCAGACAGGAATCTCGTCTCTTCACTAAAATTGTAGAGAACGACACACCAGTTCTGGTGGCGCTCGACCCGGACGCGGAGAAGAAGGCCATGAGATTAATCAAGGATTTGCTTGAATATGGAATAGAGGTTAGGAAATTGGACGTGGCTCCGTATAATGACATCGGGGAAATGCCAAAGGAGGAGTTCGAAAAACGCAAGAAAAACGCTACGTTTATAAACTCTTCCAACTATTTATTGAGAAGAATCCAAAGTATCTAGGAGTTTTCTCAATGAAGATTACAAAATCAAAACTTAATCAGATCATTAAAGAGGAGATAAAAGAAGTGATATTTGGAAGTAAAATAGGATTTGCCTTTAAAGCACCGCGCCCACTGACAGATAGTCCAATCTTCGCAAAAGAAGAGGGCGAAGAAGAGGTCAATGAAGGGGTATACGCCGGGACGGCGATGCCGGAAGAGATTGAGCATCTTAATGACGTCTTGTATCTTCTTGGCAACATAGAAAAGATGCTGGCGGGAGAATCGAGCCCCGCTACTAGCAGAGCTTTAAAAGACGCTGGAACAGCAGCAGACTTACTCCAGAGAGTTTTAGGACATCAAGAGCAGGGTGAACTACAATTTATGAATATGCGCCGCGCAGCGTTGCAAAAATCGAGAGGAATAAAACAATGAAAATTGTAAAGTCAAGATTAAAACAAATAATCAAAGAAGAGGTACAAGCCATGCAGGAGAATAATGATTTTGATAAAAGAGGAACATTTCCTGCCCCCGCTTCTGCGGCATCCTTTGACACGGATAAAGCGGGAACATTCCCTGGAGTATCTGAATTTGACGCGCTGTTAGCAGACCCGGACATTCCTTTGGGGGATAAATCTTGGCTTAGAATGCTTGCGAGGGTTTCTAGTGAGAAGACGGCAGTGTCTGTTTATAGGCAGAAACAGTCTGAAGATCAAGGCGATCTCTCTAGTCTTTAGCTTGACATCCTTCGTTTGGTGCTGTATTCTCTAGCTAGCACAATTATGGAGGCTACATGAGATTCGCTCATTTTGGGGATACCCACATTCGCAACCTTAAGTACCATAAAGAGTACAGGGGGGTTTTCGGCCAGGTCTACAAGAAACTTCGTAAGCTAAAGCCCGATGTGATTATTCATTGCGGGGATATAGCACATACAAAAACACAAATCTCTCCGGAGTTCGTTCAAATGTGTTCGGACTTCTTTAGAAATCTTGCGGACATCGCACCTACGTATATTATATTAGGTAACCATGATGGCAATCTTAAAAATAGTAGCAGGCTAGACTCGATCAGCCCCATTGTAAAATCCCTAGATCATCCTAACCTACATCTTTTAAAGGATTCACAAGAGGTTTTACTTAATGATAGGTTTGCATTAAATGCCTTATCGATTTTTGATGAAGATAATTGGAACGAACCTAGTGACCTAGATAGGGTGAACATAGCTCTATATCATGGATGTATTAAAGGTTCGATGACGGATGTTGATTTTATGCTTGACCATGGCGATCATCCTATAGACATCTTCGAAGACTTCGATTATGCACTCCTTGGTGATATCCACCGATCAAATCAGGTAATCGACAACAATGGCCGCGTCCGTTACTGCGGCTCTACGGTGCAGCAAAATTTTTCCGAATCTAATGATAAAGGATTTTTGATTTGGGATATTGACAATAAAGAGGATTTTAAAGTCAAACATTATAGCTTTAAAAACCCGAAGCCGTTTATTACGATTGAATTGGATAGTAAAGGAAAAATACCTAATAATTTGGATATACCTCAAGAGGCCCGGATTAGGCTGATTGCCAATTACAGCCTCACGCTAGAAAGAATGCGACGAGCGATTGACGTTTGTAAGACCCGGTTCAAACCGGAATCGGTAGTATTTGTTAATCGCGGGGACATGGACCCGTCGGCAGAAGAAGTTACGGGCAATATTGTGCATGAGGATCTGCGCGACATATCTGTACAAGAGGAAATCATAGAGGAGTTCTTGAAGGACTACCAGATGGAACCGGAAACTTTGAGTGAAATATTTTCTTTAAATAAAAAATATAATGTTGCGGCTGAACAAACTGAGGAGGTTGTGCGGAACGTAAAGTGGAAGTTGAAGAAGTTCAAATGGGATAACCTGTTTAATTACGGTACAAAGAATGAGATTAATTTTTCTAGACTCCGAGGCCTAGTGGGAATTTTTGGAAAAAACTATTCTGGCAAATCTAGTATTGTGGATGGCCTCCTTTATACCATGTTCAACACCACCTCGAAAAACAACAGGAAGAATCTCAATATCATTAACCAAAATGAAGAATCTTGTTATGGTAAAATTGAGATAGATATCGGGAAAGACACGTATACAATTACGAGGGATTCTGATAAATATAAAAAGAACTTGAAGGGAAAGGAAACTGTTGAGGCAAAAACAGATGTTAGCTTTGCGCGTAAGAATAAGACAACCCGTGAAATTACGGAGATGAGTGGAATCGATAGAAATGAGACAGATAAAAATATTAGACGCGTTTTTGGTAATATCGATGATTTCCTGCTTACCTCCCTGTCGTCGCAGCTAGGATCTCTATCCTTTATTGGTGAAGGCTCGACTAAGAGAAAAGAGATTTTAGCCAAGTTTTTAGATCTAGATATCTTCGATCAAAAGTTCAAATTGGCTAAGGAGGATTCTGCGGATACGAAGGGCGCCTTGAACAAACTTAAGGATCATGACTTTGTTAACGAAATAACAGAATCTAGGTCTAATTTGACTTATAGTGAGATAGAAGCAGACAGAAAGAAGGGACAAATAGAAGCATTGAAAGAGCGTATAGGCAATTTAAAGGAAGCCCTCGACGAAACCAATAAAAAATTGAACGCCTCTCCTCAAGAAATACTTAACATTAAAAAAATCAACGATGATTTTAAGAAAGTAGAAAATCAAATTGATGCTTTAAAAAATAGAAATCTGGGACTAGATGAAAGCATTGTTGCCGACGAAAAAATCTTAGTAAAAATGGAAAAGCATTTATCGAAGATTGATATTACTACCTATGAAGAAAAGCTTGAGAATATAGATAAAAAGTTTAAGGAGCTTTCATCTCTTGAAAAAGAGATAGAGTTGTTGGAGCAGAAACAGGGCGTGGCGGAAAGTAAGGTAAGGCTTCTTTCCGAAGTTCCCTGCGGTTCTGAATATTCTCATTGCAAATTCATTAAAGATGCTTATAAAGCAAAAGATGATTTAGGAATTGTTACGGTAGATATATCGGGCCTCTCCATTTCTAAGAACAAGGTGGATGAAGAAGTCGAGGAATTAGAACCCGATGCAGTTAAATCCTACCTCAAGCAATACGATGATTTAGTTAATAAGAGGAGGAATGTCACCGATAGGGTTAACATTAGTAAGGTTGACGTAGAAAAAAATAAGTCCGAGCTACTACAGCTTATGCACAGCCATAACGAGTTGCAAGAAAGCAGGAAGCAATATGAGGAGAATGAAGAGTCTATAAAACATTTAGAAAAAACTCTAAAGAAGAAGGTTTCTTTAGAGAACGACATATATGGTCTTGAAAGGGATTATACGACGGCGCAGGAAGATCTTCTTGTTCTATTCAAAGCCAAGGGATCCCTCGAACAAGAGGTTAAATCACTAGAGGAAAGACAACAGAACCTAGAAAATCTTCAAAAAGAATATACTTGCTACGAGCTTTATTTGAAATGCATGCACAGCAACGGCATTTCTTACGATATTATTAAAAAGAGGTTGCCCATCATTAACGAAGAGGTTTCAAAAATTTTAGCTAATATTGTTAATTTTGAAGTCTTCTTCGAAGAGGATGGTAGAAAACTTGATATTATGATTAAACATCCAAAGTTTGAACCTCGTCCGATTGAGATGGGCTCGGGAGCAGAGAAGACGATCGCTTCAATGGCTATTCGATTGGCATTGATTAAAATTAGCACTTTACCGGTTGGGGATGTATTTATTCTCGACGAGCCCGCGACGTCACTAGACGAGGAACATATGGAAGGATTTGTTAGGTTACTTGAAATGATAAAGACGGAGTTTAAGACAGTTCTTTTAATCTCACATCTCGATACACTAAAGGATGTGGTTGATAAACAGATCATTATTGAGAAAGACTCACATGGATACGCTCATGCAAATTTCTAGGAGAAATAAATGAAATTTTTTACTGCTTTTTGGCATCAAATAAAAAAAAGATTTGCGAAATTATTATATAAACTTGCAATTTATCATTGGGTTGTGTGGAGCAAAATCTATAGAGTTGCGTGGCTTTCTAAATACAAGGGGGTTGAAGTAGACCAAGATCTCTCGTTGACGGAAGTTCAAGGTGCTTTGGACATGTTAGAATGGAAACCGGACGGCCTGCGAGAACTTTTTGATATGTGTGGCACCCCGAATTACGTCCAGCACATTGTCAACGTAAGCCGAGAGAATGTTTATAAACACGGTTCTCGAATACGGATTAGAGGCGGTCAACCTGACTTACCACTAGACTGCGATGAATTCGCTATTTGGGCTGCGCATGCAATAGATAGAAACTTCTATCCACGTCTTTTTATTTTTTCGTGGCTTTCTGAACATGGTGAGATAGTAAGCCATGTGATGTGTCTATGTAGACAACAAGATGGAAGAATATTCCATATAGGAAATTGGGGAACTTCTGGCCCTGCGAAGGATTTAAGAGAAGTATCTATCGATATAATCGATAGAACAAAAGCGAGAGAAGCCATTGGATGGGCGATTTTAGATAAAAATCTTAAGGTTTTAAAGATGGGCAAAGAGTTACCAAGCGGAAGTATTAACTAATTATAGGGAGGAGATGATTAAATGAGTGAGCAAGCAAAAGAATTTTTAGATCGTTTGTTGGGAAAGTTTACTAGTAGAAAACTGATGGTATGGGGAACCGCAACTGCCCTCGCCGTTATTGGCAGTGTCACGTCGGAGGACTGGGTGGCTGTGTCATTAGTTTATATAGGGTCACAGGCGGCGGTGGACCTTGCGACGGTATGGAGACACGGAAAATGACATGGATGGCTTTCAAGCTTTGTATACGAAAAGCATGGTTGTGGACAAAAACCTATTGGTATATCCCGGCAGTATTGGCCTACACTCTTATAATGTTTTTTGTTTTTAGAAAAAACAGCGATGCTGCTGTAAAGATATTAGAAACAACAATTGAAAGCTATGAGAAACAATTATCGGTGATAGAAAAAAGCCATGACGATGAAATCAAAAAAAGAGACGAAGCTCTTGCACATTATCAAAAGGTGTTATCGGATTTAGAGAATAAATATGCTGAAGAAGAAAAGGAACTTTCCGAATCGAAAAAGAAAGCTCTTAAAAAAATAGTTGAAAAGTATCATAATGACACTGATGGACTAGCCAAAGAGATAAGTGAAAAGTTTGGAGTGACCTATGTACCATGAAATAATAACAAAAATAATTTCTTTATTCTTATGTACCATTATAATACTACTGCCAAATATAGCGAAGTCGAATCAAGGCCGAGTAGCCAGCCTGAGCGAAGGACAGGTCGCCCCATTTACTGGCGTACTATTCGATGAGACGTTCGCTGCTAGACTGATAGCAGAAGAGGAACACAAACAACTTGAATGTAATCTTAAAATTAATTTTGAACTTGAAAAAATGGAAGCAAAGCATGCTTTGGAAATGGCAAATGTTCAAGCTACGCTTGACGTACTTAGGACGCAGCATAGCTCGCTTGTTACGATTAAAGACTCGGAGATAAAAAGGCTACAAGAGCTTGCTTTAAAAAATCCTAACGATAACGCTAACTGGTGGTTTGGAGGAGGCGTAGTTATAGGAATTATCACGTCTATAGTAATTTTCTATGCAGCCGTAGAGATACAAAAATGAGCGATGATCTAGATTATATTGTTAGGTTAGAAAAAGCCATAAAGACAAAATATGGTGAGAGTGCAATCAAAAATCCGAGATCGGACTGGGGACAAGAGAAAGAGAAAGAGTATTTACAACAACTTAAAGCTTTTACACATAGAGAAAACAAAATACAAGAAAAGAAAGATAAGGTTGAGGTTGACGGCTTTTTTGTTTCCAAAAAACTACTTATTAGAGATGCACAAAGAAATTGTCCAGTCTGTGAGAAATACTCATTTAAAATAAAAGACGACGTTTATATGGCAAAATATGATTGCTGCCATGGTTGTTTTATTCAGTACGTAGAAGAAAGAGAAGAAAGATGGGAAACAGGCTGGCGTCCCGAAAAAATTCAAGGAGAATAATAAATGTCACAGGAAACACTAGACGTGATTAGAGGAATCGCACAGGCAGCAGCTAATGCTTATGATGGAGCTTTTGATAGTAATGGAGATCCGATTAAGATAGGTCTAAAGAGAGAAGAGGGCCATCCTGTATTAAGCTCTAGGAACATGGATGGATTCAAAGTCAAGGTTAGCTGTAATTACATGGACATTAACTACCAGGCGGAAATTAAGCTTCGCGATGTTCATAACACAAAGTTCGAAGACGAACTTGAACAAACAATTGCAGATATTGCAAGCTGGCTTAAGAAAGAATACAAAAAAATAACTGGCAACGCTCTTTCCTTAACTCCGGAAGGGGACGTCAACGCGATTGTGCAGAGCACTTCGAAGGTTAGAGTTTTCGTTAACGCTACAAAGACGTTTAAGATTGGGGGCCTCGAAGGAGTCGAGGACAAATTACAGCCAAGCGAAGACACTGTTCAAAAGAACTTCAAAGACTTTTTAGATCAAGGTGGGTTGGGCTCAAGAGACGCTAAAAACGTTACAAACTGAGAGTCCACCATGTCACACGAACTAACAAGGAAGGAAGTAGTTGCTGAAATTATAAAAGCCGGTAAAGATCCGGCTTATTTTATTAATAATTATGCGAAGATTTCCCATCCTATGAAGGGGCTTATCCCCTTTAAGGTGTTCGACTACCAGGAAGATCTACTCAGGGATTTTAATGATTATCGATTTAATGTAATTTTAAAAGCACGCCAATTGGGGATTTCAACCATTACGGCGGCATACATTGCATGGTTGATGATGTTCCACAAGGACAAAAATATCCTTGTTATTGCAACCAAGTTTGGGACAGCAGCGAATTTAGTTAAAAAAGTAAAGCACATGATTAGGAACCTGCCGTCATGGATCATGATCACTGATATCTCCGTTGATAACCGAACATCCTTTGAATTATCGAATGGATCGCAAATTAAGGCCTCTTCCACAAGCGGGGATGCTGGTCGTTCTGAAGCTCTCTCTCTTCTGGTTATTGATGAGGCTGCTCATGTAGAAGGGCTAGAAGAGTTATGGACGGGCTTGTACCCTACGCTTTCAACTGGCGGTCGGTGTATTGCACTGTCTACTCCAAATGGTGTAGGCAACTGGTTTCATCAAGCATTTATGGGGGCTGCTGAAAAAACAAATAAGTTTCATCCGACAACTTTGTCCTGGGACGTACATCCCGACCGGGATCAAAATTGGTTTGAAGAAGAAACAAAAAACATGTCCGCAAGACAAATTGCACAAGAATTGTTGTGCAACTTTAATATGTCCGGAGAAACTGTATTTAATCCGGAAGATTTACAATTAATTAGCGGTGCTGTTTCTGAACCAAAGTACAGGACCGGCTTTGACAGGAATATTTGGATATGGGAAGAGTACCAACCACAAGAAACATATATGATTGCAGCAGACGTGGCTAGAGGTGACGGTAAAGACTATTCCACTTTTCATATATTTAACACGGAAACGATGGAACTGGTTGCTGAGTATAGGGGCAAGTCGGCACCCGATATTTTTGCGAATGTTCTGTTTAACATTGGAAAAGAATACGGAAACTGCCTTCTAGTAGTAGAGAACAACTCTGTTGGTTGGACGGTTATAACAAAGCTTGAAGAGATGCAATATCCGAATCTTTATTATGCTCGCAAAACGAGTCACGAATATGTAGATGCCTCTATAGCGGAGTCCTCAAAAAACACTATTGGTGGATTTACGATGTCTAGAGTGACGAGGCCTCTTGTTATAGCTAAGTTCGAGGAATTCATAAGGAATAAACTAATTAAAATAAACTCCAGTAGGTTGTATAATGAAATGAAAACATTTGTTTGGCAAAATGGAAGAGCGCAGGCGATGAAAGGATTCAATGATGATTTAATCATAGCCTGTGCAATAGGGTGTTGGATTAGAGATTCTGTTTTTGTTACAAATGTGAGAGAGAGCGATTACCAAAAGGCATTTTTAAGTTCAATGTCAAGAACCGATACAAAGATGAATACGACGATTCCTGGTATGACAGGTTATAGGCCGATTAAAGATGAGGATGCCAAACAGCAGAACCAAGAATTTGGCTGGATTTTAAAGGGATAATAAATGAACAACAAGCATATCAAAAAGAACAATCCCAGAAACGCGACGAGTGAGCTTTTTAAGAGGCTAACTAGACTTTTATCTGGTCCGATTGTAGACCGGCGCCGCGAAGCTCCGAGGAAGAACAAAAGAAGACACCTTGATAAATATAAGTTTACTTCTGCATCCGGGCAACAATTTAAAAAGTCTAATTATAACCCGTATGAAGCCCTCCAACTAGAATTCATGGCGACACAAACTCGCTTAGATCGATATATCGATTTCGATCAGATGGAGTATACGCCTGAGATTGCCTCTGCGCTTGATATATATGCGGATGAAATGACGACTTCAAATACATTTCATCCTATGCTTAGGATCAAAACCCATAATGAAGAAATTAAGGGAGTTCTCAGCACCCTGTACAACGATGTTTTGAACATAGAATTTAGTCTCTTTGGATGGTGTCGAACAATGTGCAAGTACGGAGATTTTTTCTTATATCTTGATCTAGATGAAAAATCCGGTATTAAGAATACCATCGCATTGCCGGTAGGAGAAATAGAAAGACTCGAAGGGGAGGACAAGACTAATCCAAATTACCTCCAATATCAATGGAATTCCGGAGGGATGACGTTCGAAAATTGGCAAATTTCACATTTCAGAATCCTTGGAAACGATAAATTTACACCTTATGGCACAAGTGTTTTGGACCCTGCTAGAAGGATCTGGAGGCAACTGACTCTCCTGGAAGACGCCATGATGGCATATAGAATTGTTAGATCTCCCGAGCGAAGGGTCTTCTATATAGACGTAGGCAGCATAGCTCCACAAGATATTGAGCAATATATGCAAAAAGTTATGACTCAAATGAAGAGAAACCAAATGGTGGACTCAACCAGCGGGAGAGTCGATCTTCGATACAACCCTCTTAGTACAGAGGAAGACTATTTCATTCCGGTTCGCGGTGACACTTCTTCAAAAATTGAAACTCTTCCGGGAGGTACCTACACTGGCGATATCGATGATGTTAAATATCTTAGAGATAAGTTGTTTTCTGCTTTAAAGATTCCTGCTTCTTATCTCTCGAATTCGGAGAATGGAGCCTCAGAGGATAAGACTACCTTAGCGCAAAAGGATGTTCGCTTTGCTAGAACGATCCAGAGACTGCAGAGATCAGTAGTGTCTGAGTTAGAAAAAATAGGAATCATTCATTTGTATACCCTTGGGTACAGGGGTGTGGATTTGATTTCTTTTGAACTTCAATTGAACAATCCATCTAAAATAGCGGAGCTACAGGAACTCGAACAATGGCGCACTAAATTTGATGTTGCCAACGGAGCCACGGACGGGTACTTCAGTAAAAGGTGGATAGGAGAACATCTCTTTGGTCTATCGGAAGAAGAATTTATTAGAATGCAACGAGAAATGTTCTTTGATAAGAAGTTTGATGCGTCCCTAGAGGTAGCTGCACAAGAGGTTGCCGAGCAGGGTGGAGGCTTGGAAGGCCTCGGCGGCGAAGGCGGAGAATTAGGTGGCGCCTTTGGCGGTATGGGAGGCGAAGATCTCGAAGGGCTTGAAGATCTCGAAGGAGGAGACGAAGATCTCGAAGGGGAAGAACAAACACTCCTGGCAGAACCACCCAGCCCGGAAGCCCCAGCCAAAAGAGACACGCATCATCGCGGCAGACCTACCCTAGCATCTAAGGGCAAAGTATACGAGCCGGGGATTAACCAGAGAAGTATGGGTGGTCGCGCAAATTCTTGGAAGGCTTCGGTAGGCCACAGATTGGCTAGAGCTAGCGACACAAACCTCAACAAGGGACATAGAGAGATATTAGGCGTCGCTAGGCTTTCGGAAGGTTTAGAATCTACTTATAGGAAAGAAGAAGATAAAATTCTTGCAACCACTGTGGAGCTTAAACACCTTTTAGATAGACTCGCGTCCAAGAAGGAACCAGAAGTATTATGAAATTGAAGCATAATAAAAAAAGAAACACGGCATTTATTTTCGAAGCACTCGTAAAAGAACTGACTAAAAGTGTGATAAAGAAAAATGATACCAAGAAAAGACAAATTGCTGGGATTATAAAAGAACATTTTAAAAATGACTCTATTCTGGGGCAGGAGTTAAGACTGTATCAGGCAGTGGTAGAAGAAAACATGTTTGAATCAAATGGTTCTGCCGATAAAGTATTACAAGAAACTAAAAGACAGTATGATAAACTTGATAAACAACAGATTTTTGAAGAGCAGAGCCATTTAATTAATAAAATTAACAAGATTTTATCGAAGGAAGTGTTTTCGAATTTCGTGCCAAATTATAAAAGTTTGGCAACGGTCTACCAGATCTTTAACCAGCAGATGCCTCCAAAAAGTAGAGTTATGCTTGAAAGCACTTTAGTGGAGAGTATTGTCCACAACGCGAAAAACATAACTTGTAAGCTTCCATCTGATACCTTTGTCTTCAAAAATTTTGTTAAGAAGTTCAATTCGGAATACTCCGGGAAACTCTTTGAGGAACAAAGAGCGCTTTTAAGTAATTACATTACTTCTTTTGTTGACAACGGAGTTGACTTCAAGATCTTTCTTAATGAGGAACTTGGAAGATTAAAGGAACAAATTTTACAAGCTAAAAAATTAAATGAAATCGAAATAAGCCCCGATATGTTACAAAAAACAGAAAAGGTTTTTGAACTTGTTGAATCATTTAAACAAAAGCAAATTGATGAAAAGTCTATTGAAAAAATTCTTAAAGTTCAAAAATTAGTAAGAGAGCTACAAATAAATGGCGATTAATATTACTATAAATAGAGAACCTGGGCTTCTTACTTCCCCTGATATGGGGCTGCCGGAAAAAAAGAAGCCAGTAGTAGCCACCAGGAAACTAAAAATAAGAAAAACTTTAGGTGGTGATCTCATCATTTTCGATCATAGGGACATCGATATAGTGGTCATGAGTGAGAAAAATAAAATTGTTTCTTTTTCGAAAGAGGCTTACACTGATGAATCTTATCATTCTGCTGATCGTTTGTTTAGATTTCTCGTAGATAAGGGTATCGTGGAAAGGGATAGTGTTCAAGGAGGAAATATATATTCTTCGTTGGAGGGAACTATGCCTGAAACCGATAAATACAACGCTGTGCAACTTGCATTGTTCACTATTGCTAACTTTATAGATGAAGAAAGACCATACCTTGAATTTGAAGATCACGTAGAAGAAGAATACGAAGAGAGGATGACAAATCCCTCGGAGGAAGAATCTAGCGAGTTCGATCCTAGGAGACACACCGCCAAGAAGGGTTCCTTACGACCTGAATTACGTCCTCATGGACTATATACTAGTTATACTTACTAGCCGGAGGCATCGTGGAAATTTTAGTTTTTATTCTTTGTGCCTATGGGATGACGCAGATCCTTGTTTATGGAAGTCTTTTTAATTTAATAAGACCGATGCATGGAAAGTTGGGAGAATTGTTCAAGTGTCCAATGTGCATGGGCTTCTGGGTGGGTGTTTTTCTTTTCGGTATTAACAAGTACACGGAACTATTTAACTTTGAATACAATTTGGTAAATCCGTTCCTGCTTGGATGCTTAAGTTCTGGAACATCATATATTTTAAACATGGTCTTTGGAGACTATGGAATAAAATCCGAGAGTAAACTTAGAGGTTAATCATGAGAAAGAGAAATATACCCGACGTGAGACGTTGTTGTAAGGGTTCATGACTGTGGCTAAACAACTTTTACAAGAATATTTTCAATTATGCCCCGATGGTATCTGTGCAATAGATACGTTAACCGAGTCGGAAGTAAAAAACATGAGCAATGGCTCAGTCTATCTTGTTGGCGTTTGCCAGAAGGCAGGCACAAAGAATGGTAACGGAAGGATCTACAACAAGCAAACTCTGCAAAGAGAAGTAGATGCTTATCAAAAATCCATTCATGAGAAACGAGCATTAGGGGAGCTTGATCACCCTGACGATAGTGTCATCAATTTGAAGAATGCTTCACATTTGGTAAATAAGATGTGGTGGGATGGCGATAGCGTTATGGGAAAGATTGAAGTTCTCGATACTCCATCTGGCAATGTATTAAAAGCATTGCTGAATTCTGGCGTGAAGCTAGGCATCTCTTCGAGAGGCCTCGGCTCCGTAAGTGAATCCAATGGAGTAACGATGGTGGAGGATGATTTTCAGCTTATCTGTTTTGATATTGTTTCTGAGCCTTCTACCCCCGGTGCTTATTTAAATCCGACTATGAGCGATAAGAAAACAGAAGAGCTTGGCGTCTATATTAATGAGAATAAAGAAATGTCAAAGCAAGATAAAATCAATGAAACTTTAGATGATATTTTAAGAGATATACTATAATGAAGAAAAACGAGTTAAAAAAAGTACTTAAGCCGATAATCAAAGAATGTATTAAAGAGTGTATTTTTGAAGATGGTATATTATCCGGAATAATCAAGGAAGTCGTCCAAGGAATCTCCACTAATATTGTTGTAGAAGCTAAGTCACAACCCATATCCGATAGCGATATAAAACAAAACCAGATGGAAGAGGAATATGAAAGACAGAGGCAGGAAAGAATCAAGAGATTGAATGAATCAGCGACGCAACAGTTTGGAGTCGATATTTTTGCTGGCACTAAACCCGCCGCCCCGGAAACATCTGGCCAAGGTTCACTATCTGGTGTAAACCCTGGGGATAAAGGAGTAGATATTGATGGTATTCTAGGTCTCGCTGGGAACAAGTGGAAGAACCTAATCTAGGAGTTAATAATGGGGCGCCCTATACATGTAGAAGTTACCTTAGATGAAGTCAGGGGTAATGTAACGAGAATGATCAAAAGATTTATGAAAAAGGTTAAAAAGTCTAGAGTTCTCGAAGAATATAGAGAAAGAATGTATTTCATAAAACCTTCAAAAAAACGAAGACTTGCAAAGAAGCGTAAAAAAGATAATGCTAGGAAAGCAGAAACTAAACGAAAGAACTAAATACTAATGATAGGAGCGAAAAATGGCTTATGAGAAGATGTTCCAGCGGTATAAGGCTGGAATTCAAAATGTCGGATCCTTCCAGGTAAGTGGGCATCCGTATCTTACAGGAGGGATTTTCCTCCCGCTGACGCACGGCAGCATTCGAGGCTCTGGGAAGGTAGGCCTTGAGGCCGTGGGTACCTATGAAACTATTACATTTCCTAAAGTTACAAAAACAATAACAGTTATTAATACTAACTATTACACGGGCTCCCAGGACAATGCGCTCCTCGGAGACGGAGTTATCAATGTTTATTTTGGGGGTGGTGTCGAAGTACACTCTTCCTCGGTTAACCAGCTCAGCGCGATAGCTCAAAATCACTATATAACGTTGCCGAATACTAATGATTCTATTACTTTAGATATTAAAACTGATACAATCCATATTTCCAACGGTGCTTTCGCCAATAGCTCAAGTTATCAAATAATAGCGGAATTGACGCTTATTGATCCGGGCGAAATGTATGAACTAACGGGTTCTGGTATTAGTGAGCTAACGGGCAGTGATTAATAGAAAACTATTAAAAACGTCACTTTAGATAAAAAAGCACTATTTATTTGTGACTTAAAATATTTTAGGAGTGTCTACTATGTCATCTATGTTAGAACAAGCGGTTATTGACGCCGCTGCTTTGAAGGAGGTAGCGCTAAAAAATGCCGAAGCCACTGTTGTAGAAAAATACTCAACTGAAGTAAAAGAGGCCATGAAGTCTCTGTTAGAACAAGATGATGATATGGATTTGGATGACATGAATACTGGTTTAACCATGGGTGATGACCTTGGAGCAGAAGAAGATTCTGTTGTTGATAATGTACCCCTTGCCGCTACAGACGGAGAGGATTTGTGTCCGTGTCCGGATGAAGAGCAAGTCATAGTATTGGATTTTGATGATCTAGCAAGACAAATGTCTGATGAAGGGGGTCTTCCCGATGAGATGCTTGATTCTGAAGATGTTGCCGATGAAATGTTGGATGATGACGAAATTGATCTTGAAGACGAATATCTCCAAGAAAATCTGATGCAGATGGCAGAACTCCAGGAAGATGAGTACGACGACGATGGGGATGATCTAGAAGAAGAAGTTGATATGTCTGAAGAATACTTAGACGAGATCATCAGCACTTTAGAAGAGAAATTAACTGTTGATGTTGATGATGCACTTACCGGATGGGCAGGACGCCCGCAGTCGGACCAGAAGTTGGCAGCCGAAAAAATTCTTGCTCGTATGCAAGATACTGAAGTAAAGGAAGAGGCAGAGCTTTCTAAAGATGCAACAAAAGAGGTCGATGAGCTTATGGAAGCGAAGACCCAGTTAGAAGAGCAAGTTTTAAACTTGACACAACAAAACACCAAGCTGGCTACAGCAGTAGCAGCATTAAAAGAACATGTAGAGGGGGTTAATGCCACGAATGCTAAACTCCTTTACACCAACCGCGTTTTAACTAGCGACTCCTTGAATGAGCGGCAAAGAAATAAAATTGTCGAAGCCATTTCAAACGCGGATTCTGTAGAAGAAGCAAAGGTAATCTTTGACACACTTCAGAGCGCAGTGGGCAGCACTGAGAAGAGACAGCCAAAATCACTGAGCGAAGCCGTTGATAGATCTTCTACGCACATCATGTCTAGCAGAAATGCAACAAGATATGAGAGCAAAGTAGAACCGGCGGTAACACGCTGGCAACTATTAGCCGGACTAAAACAAAAATAATATTGGAGGATTTTACAAATGTCTGTTTTAGATAAATTAACTGAGGGCATTGTTGATCGTGACGTCCAGAAAGAGGGTGCTGCACTACTTGATAAGTGGTCAAACACCGGACTTCTAGAGGGAATCGGCAACGATATTGCCCGTAACAACATGGCCCGCCTGCTGGAGAATCAGGCGGCCCAATTACTGAGAGAGTCATCCGCAATGTCGGCTGGCGATGTTGAGGGCTTCGCTGCTGTAGCGTTCCCGATCGTTCGCCGCGTTTTCGGTGGCCTTATCGCAAATGACCTCGTGTCGGTTCAACCCATGAGCCTTCCGTCGGGACTCATTTTCTTCATGGACTTCACTTATACCGATGATCTTACTACTAGGAGACTTGGGAATGAGGCTGGAGATTCTATCTATGGCGGCAACGTTGTAGGCCAGCAGCTTACAGGTGGT